CCTGCACCGCGTGTTATTCAACCGCGGTCAGGTGAATTTAACGTTGAGGTTGGGTGTTATCTAAGGCCTATTGAACATAAAGTGTATGATGAGATAGACAAGTTATTTTCTTCTCCTACCATATTTAGCAAATACAATAGTAAGCGACAGGCTGAGCTTATACGCGATAAATGGGATTCTTTCGCTAAGCCTGCTTGCGTTGGCATCGACGCCTCCAGATTTGACCAGCACTGTTCCGTGCAAGCCTTAGAATTTGAGCACGACCTCTATAATTCGATTTACGGTAGTCGCAAGCTCAAACGATTGTTGAAGTACCAGTTGAACAATCACGGAATAGCGCGAGGGAATGATGGTTGGTTTAGATATTTTAAACGTGGATCAAGAATGTCAGGTGACATGAACACATCAATGGGCAACAAGTTGTTGATGTGTTTGATGGCACATGCTTATATCAAAACGAAAACGTTTAAAATTGAATTTGTTAATAATGGTGACGATTGTCTGTTGATACTCGAACGCAAAAACTTACGACACCTCGCTGATTTAGAGGTCTATTTTAAAGCATTCGGGTTCAAAATGGTTCGAGAAACCCCGGTTTATGAATTTGAACAGATTGAGTTTTGCCAAACTAAACCTGTGATGACCAGCAATGGTTGGATCATGGTGAGGAATGTCATGACTTGTTTGTCTAAAGACGTTACTTGTGTTAATCTCGGCCATGATGTGGAATTGTATCGGGTTTGGCTCAAGAAAATTGCCAGTTGTGGTGTTACACTGAACAAGGGTGTACCAATACTACAGGAGTTTTACAAAATGCTTGACAGGTTCGGAGTAGAGGGCAACCTCCACTCTGGTGCCAAGTTCGAGTGTGAATACAACTGGCATAACAAAATGGTTAAAGGATTGAAGACCTTTAATTATGAGGTGACTGAGCAAGCTCGTTACAGTTTCTGGCTACAAACAGACATTAGTCCAGACCAACAGTGCGCAGTTGAAGAATATTTTGCACAGTCGGTCTGGGGAGGCGATAAGCGCCAACTTATCAATAATCTCGGATTGTTCTGATATGACAAAGTCTAAACAAGCTAAACAAGTAGTTAGTGTGGTTTCTAACCTTGGAAAACGAACACCTAGAATTAAACTCAAAGGCCAACTAAACGAAAATGTGTCAATGGTCTGCGGTAATGAATATGCTGTTCCAGCTGCTAATGCCAATGGTAACTCGATTGGTTTTGGTTATGTCGGGCTCGCGCCAGGCAACGTTGGAGGAAGGTCAAACGCCGCAGTCCAA